CTCGAGGCGGGTTTTGGATCTCCATCCACATTGCCGATTCCTCGGTCAATGCCATCTCCGGGTACATATAATTTATTATATGTCTGATCTTCCATAAAGGTGCTGCTATGCCATACGGTTCTAAAGTAGATTATTCGTCCTCTGCAGGTGGTGTTGTAACTTCGAAGAACACCTATCCAGGTGGCTCCGATAGTCTTACAATACCCCTTACACCTGACGTTCTAACCTACTCCAAATCGTGGCAGCGCAGTGGCTCTAATGGAGTTTCAGTGCGTTCAATGAAAGGCGAACGTAATCCGGCCTTCGGCCATTATGAGACAAAGTACTACTACATCTCAAATGGACCGAGACTCAACTATAAAGTCTACAGCCACAAACTCAAGCGCTGGATATGGGCTAAACGCCGCATAAAACAGGCTCGCTTAGTTTGGGTCGTTGACCGGCCTTCCGGGAGGAAGAAAGGTCTACGGCTGCCCCCTAATTCACTTTGGTATCAAAGCGCTTCTTGCACTACTGGTCGTTCAAGTGTAAACTTGAAAGGCGTGTATTTGCCAGATCCGCGTTGGAACCGTGAAGTGGATTTTGAGGTATATTACCCTAGGCCCTCATTTCTGTGGGCTCATGGGATGTATGACTACTCGAGTTACATAGCGGAGAATAACTATCCGTCTACGCAATTCGGTTCTATCGCAAACGAACTCTTTGATAAAGCGCTCTCAAAGTTATACGAGAGAGTGAAAAATCAAGCAGTTAATATGGGACAGATTATAGCTGAGCGCCGCCAATCGTTGAATACAGTGCGAGATGTGGTTACTCGTGTTGCTTCGACGCTTACGGCATTAAAGAGGGGTAACTTACGGGCTGCTGCGAAAACTATTTTTCCTCAGGACTCAAAACAGTTGGCGAATGATCATCTTATGATGCAATATGGTGTCCTGCCACTAATTTCAGATTTGAAAGGTGTGGTAGAACATTTATCGCGTCCTCAGAAGTCTCTTCGTTTTACTGAAAGTGTCATAAAGAAACATGTGATTTCCGACATGCCCGTTGATCATTCCACCAAAGTAGGCATTGTCTGTAAGACAAAGGTCTATCGGAAGGTGGAGATCATCGTTAAGTACCAGTGTACTCTGGAGATTACATTTCCAGGTTCACGACCTCTTGTTGAGCTAGGTTTAGTAAACTTAGCAAGCCTGGGATGGGAGGTTCTTCCTTATAGTTTTGTAGTTGATTGGTTAATCCCAATCGGTGACTACTTAAACTCTTTGGATGCATTCTCTGGTCTTCGGGTGGTCTCCGTGCACAAATCATGTTTGATCCGTGAGGAGAATAACATTGTCAGGGAGATTGGTGGCAAGGACAATAGCAACTATACGTGGGACTCTGCCGTGTCTAATATAAACTGTAAAAGGGTGTCGTTTACTCGGACTGTTATGTCTAACATTCCGGATCCGCCACTCCCCAGTCTTAAAGACCCGCTTAGTTTTATGCATGCTGCTAACGCGATTGCTCTTATTCGTCAGCTTTTTAAATGAGGCTTTACATGACTGCTTTCGCAGCCCTTACGCTCCAGAATAACGCTGCAGCGAATGTGACGTTTAATCCCCAGTCCATTGACTCATCGGGCGTGGCGACTTGGTTCACATCTGATTCCGTCTTCGACGCGAAAAAGAAAGTGACTATGTCGGTCTCGACTCCGAAAGGAAATGGCACTGTTTCTCGTATCAAACAGCGTATCATGGTTCCAATCATGGACACTGTTGATACTACGAAGAAAATCGGCGAAGCTTATGTAAATATCGAAGCAGTGATTCCGAAGGCAACTTCGGATACCATCCGTCTCGACTTGCGTAAGTACGCTGATACCCTTCTAACCAATGCTGTCTCTACGGCGGCGTTCCAGAATCTGGAAGCTATTTACTAACTAGCTCCCTTTCTGGCTCCTATAGGAGAGAAAACTGTGAAACCTTTAGGTCCACAACAGCACGGGGATTTAACCTCGCAAGCAATCGAAGCATTTCTCGAAAGCTTAAACTGTCCTCGAGCTCTGACAGTGTATTTATTATACACTAACGATGAGCACGAGCAGCTTGCTGGTCTCGAGTTTAATCCTTATCATTACAACGATTTGGAGTCCGCTCGTACCGCTTTAGCCAGTACTAAACTGCTGTCTAAGGCAACGTTCCTAAATACGTCTATCGATCTCAGATCGAAGGCATTAGAAACGTTTCGAGAATGCGAAACGATTACTAAGGCTACAAATCGTCGCATTATCACCGGCCGGTTCTTTAACAGCACAACACACAGTGTGTTGCTCACTGCCAGGACCGTCATTGCCAGGATTTTAGGCGATTTTGTACCTGAAACATTCGTCGATGCGTGCAACTGGGGCCCAGGTGCTTCCACGTCAATTAAAAGGCGTGATGCAACTGCCCCAACAAAGTATGAGATTGAATCTCATATAACACCTTCTGCGCTTACTTTTGTTAAAAGCTGGTTCAATATCGTATATCCTTTATGGATACGCGATTTTGTGACTCAGCCTTTTTCGAAAGTGGTTACCGTTCCTAAGAACTCGAAGACCGATAGAACCATAGCTATTGAACCAGGAATGAATCTCTGGTTTCAAAAAGGCATTGGTTCGATGATTCGGTCGAGGCTTCGAAAGGAAGGAATTGATCTGGATGACCAGACTCACAATCAGAGAAAGGCTCGTATTGCCTCTAAGTTTAACAGCTTAGCGACAGTCGATTTTTCGTCTGCTAGTGATACAGTCAGTAAGTCAATAGTCAGGGAATTAATCCCTGGTGACTGGCTTACAGTCCTCGAGACTTTCAGATCAAGCGCTTACATGCTAGATGGTAAAACTGCTGAATTTAATAAATTCAGCAGTATGGGTAACGGCTTCACTTTTGAACTTGAAAGCCTGATTTTCTATGCACTAGCCGTTGGTGTGAATCAACAACTAGGCTTAGATAAAAAGACAATCAGTGTCTACGGTGATGACGTTATCATACCGTCTAGGTCCTTTGATCTCTACCGTTCTGTTTGTGAGGACGTTGGATTCAAAATAAATACGAGTAAGAGTTACTCTAACTCGTACTATCGCGAATCTTGCGGTTCTCACTTCTGGAATGGTGTTGACATCAAGCCCATTTTCCTAAAGGAAAAACTCATTGGACGATCAGAAGTTCTCAAGTTCGCCAATAACGTCCGCAGGCTTGCTCATCGCTATAGCTATAATAGCTGTGATGCTCGCTTTCGGGGTTGTTGGACACTTCTTCGCAGATCTCTTGGACGCAATGTCCCTTTGATCTCAGAAGGCTATGGTGATTTAGGCCTTGTCGTTAATTTTGATGAGGCCGGTTCGCCAAAGCGAGCCGAAAACGGAATCGAAGGATATTTGATTCCCGTTTACGGTCTGGTCCCGCGTACCCTTCATATGGAGGGAGACGGAGTCTTGCTAGCTAAGCTTCGCAAGATGGGTTTCGGAGGGATAGGCAATAAGGCAATTGCAGATCTCTCAGAGGGACGCGAGGAAGGTAATAACATTCCTCTGCCATGTAGGACCAAGGTTGCAAGATTCCGCATCCTTGTTCGTCGGTGGGTAGATCTAGGTCCTTGGATTTAACCAAAGTCTACAAATGGAACTGGGAATGAATGAGAAAACTCAAAAATGGAGAATCAGCAAATTAAAATCTGGCTTGATTGAGGAAGTGAAGAAGTAATTAAC